CTTGTACGTCAAATGGAGTTTGCTTATGCAAAAGAAACTGATGGCTTTGTCCAACAGGGTCTTGCATCAGGTGGCGTTCTAAACGCAACTCCAACAACTGAAGACAAAGACGGATTGCTTACTTTCATCTCAACAGCAGCAGCAGCAATCTATAAGGGAACACTAGGCTTTGCACGTAATCTTGTAGTATCCCCAGAACAATGGGCAAAGATTATGTCTTACAATGATGGTGGCCGCCCAATTTATATTGCAGCTAACCCACAGAATGCTGGTGGAGCAATTTCACCAGATTCAGTACGTGGAACAGTTGCAGGTCTAAGCCTTTACGTAGACCGCTTAGCCACCGGAACTGGTGGTACTGGTCTAGGTGATTATTCAATGGTTGCAATCAACCCAGATTCATATCAATGGTTTGAATCACCACGCTTCCAGCTACGTACCAATGTAAACAGCGATGGCACAATTGACTTGCTGTACTACGGATATGGTGCATTAGCTACCAAGGTTGGCGCTGGTGCAAACTGGTTCAACAAGTCCTGATCTAATTAACTAGATCGTAGAGTTACCCCGGCGCACAGCCCTTGCGCCGGGGCTAACATTAGAAAGGAAAGACAATGCCTGCAACATACGTAACTGAAGCGGAACTGCGCTCTGCGCTTGGCATTGGTGCTTTATACAGCTCAGCAGTAGTGGAAGAATGCTGCCAAGCTGCTGAAGATATTGTAAAAAGTAAGTTATGGTTTAACACGCAATCTGTTTACGCATTGGAAGCCACAGGTACAACAGGGCGCATTTATATTTATGAAAACGTAGATCAATTTTTAGTTGGAGATACAATAACTGTTGAAAATGTACGTCAACATTTCAATGGCTCACAAACAATTACTGCCGTGGGTAAAACTTGGCTAGAGTTTGTTAAAGCGCAGATTACGACACGCGAATACCATACAATTGCACCTTGGGGTCGTGTTTATGGCACACAATCAATAGACTACGCAACTTTAGCTGAAGTCAACCTAGCATCTCTAATGATTGCTGTGGACATTTGGCAGGCTCGTCAAGCTTCAAACGCTGGTGGCATTTCACCAGACTTTCAACCTTCGCCGTATCGCATGGGCAATACTCTAATGGCACGTGTTCGCGGTTTACTTGCGGATCACTTAGCGCCGGGCGGTCAAGTAGGATAATGTCAGCAATCTCTACCCTACGGGGAACAATCGCAACCGCGCTAACTGACAATACGGCGTGGCAGGTGTTTTCCTTCCCACCTGCCACACCGCTTGCTAACAGCATCGTGGTGCAGCCTGATGATCCATACATTGAGCCAAGCAACGACCATTACAAATCAATTAAGCCTAAGGTTAACTTTAAACTAGTAGTGCTAACCCCTATGTTTGATAACCAAGGCAACCTAATTAACATTGAAGATTATTACCTGAATATAGTAAATAAGCTGGAAGCATCATCAATTGCGTATACAATTGGAACTTTCAGCGCCCCGGCGGTCTTAACTGGAACAGCAGGCGATCTGTTGTCCGGTGAAGTATCAATCAGCGTTCTATCCGATTGGAGCTAAAACATGGCTGATGTAGACAAAGAACGCGAGGCTTTCCTTGCCAAAATTGGCCAGGTGGAGCTAAGCGAAAAAGCACCAAAACCAACAACTAAGAAAGACGAGGAATAAGCTAACATGGCTGTATTTTTGAACAATACTGTTGGTCTAAAGATTAACGCAATTGATCTTAGCGACCACGTAACTTCAGTAACACTTAACTACGCTGCTGACGAATTAGAAGTAACAGCGATGGGAGATACTGCACACAAGTTTGTTAAAGGCTTGGAATCAGGAACTCTAACTGTATCCTTGCTAAATGACACAGCAGCTTCACAGGTATTGACCACACTTAACAGCGCATTTGGAACAACTGTGGCTGTCAAGATGGTTCAGGAGAAAGTTCCTGCTGTAAGCGCAACTAATCCGTTGTATACTTTTGACATTCTAGTAAACAACCTAACACCTATCAATGGTGCTGTTGGCGATATTGGAACTCAGGATATTACTTTCACTCTTAATTCCAAGGTAACAGTAGCAACCACAGGCACGTTCTAATTTAACAAAGGGGCAAAATGGCAAGAATAATAGTAACAAGGGCTGATGGAAC